TACTATGTTACTTGCAGAACTTAAAACTAAAATGTATGAGGTAACTGATGAAGTGCAGAGAACATTCCAACCTAAGTTGGTGGATGATAAACTTGTAACACCATACATTAGAAAAGATGGTGTGCTTTCAAAGCGTGGATTGACTGATGAAGAATATGAAACACTATTAGTCAGTGAAGATTACAGTCCTTTCATGAGAAAGAAACTACAAGAGTTTAATCTTGGTAGTCGTAAACAGATTGGCGAATACTTAATAGACTTTGGTTGGAAGCCTGAAAGATTTACGCCTACGGGTCAGCCTATTGTTGATGAAGGAACACTTAAAAAAATTGAACACATTCATGAAGCTAAACTTATTGCAGACTTTCTCCTATATCAAAAGCGTATAGCTCAGATACAGTCGTGGCTTGATGCCTTGGAAAAAGATGGTCGTGTACATGGGTCTGTGATTCCAAACGGTACTATCACTGGACGTATGTCACACAGCCATCCTAACATGGCTCAAGTCCCTGCTGTTTACAGTCCCTTTGGTAAAGAATGCAGAGCCTGTTGGACTGTGGATGAAGGTAATGTTTTACTTGGAGTAGATGCTTCAGGTTTAGAACTTAGAATGTTAGCACATTATATGGATGATAAGGAGTATACAAATGAAGTTGTCAATGGAGACATACACACTACTAATCAAAAACTTGCAGGACTTAAATCAAGAGATACAGCAAAGACATTCATCTATGCACTTGTGTACGGAGCAGGAGACGAGAAACTTGGTAAAGTGGTTGGAGGATCTAGAAGAAAAGGTTCAGAACTTAAGAACCGTTTCCTCGATAATCTTCCATCACTTAGAACTCTTAAGGACAAGGTGCAACGAGCAGCTAAACGAGGTTTCCTCAAAGGATTAGATGGTAGAAAGATCTATGTTAGAAGCGAACATGCTGCTTTAAATACTTTACTTCAGGGTGGTGGTGCTATTGTAATGAAGAAAGCACTTGACATTCTTTGTAATAGATTAGAACTTAGTATGACACCTTTCAAATTAGTAGCCAACATCCATGATGAATGGCAGATAGAAGTATCAGAATGTAGAGCTAATAAGGTTGGTCAACTTGCAGTTAAAAGTATACAAGAAGCAGGACAGTATTATAATATGCGTTGTCCTTTAGATGGAGAATTTAAAATAGGGAGGAACTGGAGTGAAACACACTGATAATTGTAATAAATGTGGAGTCGAATTAAACGATGAGAATTGGTATACTTGTTGGAAAGAACGAAATACTAAACGTTGTAAGACATGTCATAAACTACATACTAATAATAAAAATAATCCTAAACATAATCCACAAAACAATCCACAAAGGATGTTTGTTAACGGTAAGTACATACCAAAGTCACATCCGTTATACAAGCCCGGAAATTATAAAACATTTGAGGATGCTGCTTTTGATGCTCTTTCAAGATACACTTCTTCAACTGAAGGTCAAGTATATATTGTAACTAATAAAGCTTGGGAAGGATGGATTAAAGTTGGGATGGCTATTGATGCTGAAGATAGGTGTAATCAGTATCAAACTTCTAGTCCTTTTAGAGATTACACTTTACAATACAAAAAGTTTTTTACAGACAGAAGAAAAGCAGAACAAATTGCTCACTCGCTTTGTAATAAAAAAGCAGAAGATCGAGAAGGAGAGTGGTTTAAATTGGATATACCTACAGCCATAGCGTGTATAGAAAAAATAAAAATTGAGGAACAATATGAAAAAGAAACAGCTTGATACGGTAGTCCAAGACATCTATGATAAAGTAGCTATCCTTGGTAGAGGTGAGACTATTGATGTTAGTGAAGAAGACTTAGATAAGTTTGCTGAGTTTATGAAACATGCACTAAAGGATTGGTTAACTCCAAAAGCTAACAAAGACTTTACACTTCGCATGTCTAACATTGGAAAACCTACAAGACAATTATGGTATGAACAAAACTCTAATCGTGAACCTCATGCTATTAGACCTGAGACTATGATTAAGTTTTTGTACGGTCACTTACTTGAAAGAGTTGTATTGTTCTTGACAGAACTTGCAGGTCATGAAGTAACCGATGAACAAAAAGAAATTAAGATCAACGGAATCGTGGGACACATGGATTGTAAGATTGATGGTGAGGTAGTAGATATTAAATCAGCATCAGGATATGCGTTCAATAAATTTAGAAACGGTACACTTGCAGAAGAAGATAGCTTTGGATACATGTCACAACTAGCGGGGTACGAGAAATCTGAAGGTACAACGGGTGGTGGATTCTTAGCTATCAATAAAGAGACTGGAGAATTAGCACTTTTTAAACCTCAAGAGCTTGACAAACCTAATATAGATGCTAAAATAAAGAAGGTTAAGTCTCAGTTAAAAGAGACAACTCCTCCGGAAAGATGTTACAATCCTATTCCTGATGGCAGTTCAGGTAACATGAAGCTTCCTATGCTTTGTGTTTACTGTCCTCATAAATTTGAATGTCATAAAGATGCCAACGATGGTGTTGGTCTTCGTGTGTTTGAATATTCTAAAGGGCTTACTTATCTTACAACAACAGTAAGAGAACCTAAAGTAGATGAAATAACTGCGAGGTTTATTGATGCCTAAAAGAATACCACGTAAGGTTAGACCAAAAGATGTCAAAGCTCCAAGGGGATACGATAGTTTATGGGAATATAATTTACACCAAGACTTTCTTAAAGACTGGAAACATCATTGGGATACGATTGAGTACGTTGTTAAACATAAATACGAAGCTGACTTTGTAAAAGAGTTTAACGGTAAAATTATTTTACTAGAAGCTAAAGGTAGGTTTTGGGATTATGCAGAGTATAGTAAGTACATACATATTAGAGATGCATTGCCTGATAACTATGAGCTAGTATTTGTTTTTCAAAAACCTTTTTCTCCAATGCCAGGAGCTAAAATGAGAAAAGATAAAACAAAAAGAACTCATGCTGAATGGGCAGAGACAAATAATTTTAGATGGTTTAGTGAAGATACATTGCCGAAGGAGTGGGTAAATGAAAAAGATTAATTATAAATTTAATGAAAACAAAATTATACAAGAGCTTCAAACATATATTAATGATACATATAGTCAGCATTATGCATCCGATAAATACCAAGCTACCGATGTTATCATTGATGCTGGACATGGTGAAGGTTTTACGCTTGGTAATATAATGAAGTATGCCAAACGTTATGGAAATAAAGAAGGAAAGAACCGAAAAGACTTGCTCAAAATATTACATTATGGTATAATAATGCTTTACGTACACGACACGGAGAACAGTTAATGGTCGAAGATACAATTGGACCTAAAGAATATTTAGGAATTAAAATTAATTATGACAATGAATCGAAGCTAGATAAATTTAGTCTTGATACATTACGAGACAGATATTTTATCGAAGGAGAAACACATGCCCAAGAAGCATTCGCAAGAGCCTCCGTCTTCGGAGCAACCTACAAAAACATTACTGATTATGGACTTGCTCAAAGACTATATGAATACAGCTCCAATTGTTGGTTTATGTTTAGCACTCCTATACTTAGTAACGGGGGAACGAGTCGTGGGCTTCCTATTAGCTGCTTCCTTAATTATGTTCCTGACAGCAGGACTGGGCTTTCTGCTCATTATGATGAAAACATTTGGTTGGCATCTTCAGGTGGAGGTATCGGTGGATACTGGGGAGATGTTCGTAGTAATGGCGTATCTACTACTCACGGTAGTAAGTCTACTGGTTCCATTCCTTTCATGCATGTCGTAGATTCTCAGATGTTAGCCTTCAATCAAGGTGTCACAAGACGTGGTTCATATGCAGCTTACATGGATGTATGGCATCCGGAGATAGAAGAGTTTATCAACATGCGAAAAGAATCCGGTGGAGATATTAATCGTAAATGTCTTAACCTTCATAACGCTGTAAACATTAACAATGAATTTTTAAAAGCTGTAAAAGATGATGCAGACTGGAGATTGATTGACCCTAAATCTAACGAAGCTGTTAAAGTTATTAATGCTCGTGACTTATGGTTTCAATTAATACAAGCAAGAGCAGAAACTGGAGAGCCTTACATTGTTAATCTCGATACATGTAACAAAGCTTTACCACAGAAACAAAAAGATTTAGGATTAGAAATAAGACAAAGTAATTTATGTTCAGAGATTACACTTCCTACCAATGAAGAGAGAACAGCAGTGTGTTGTTTGTCAAGTGTAAATTTAGAACACTTTGATAAGTGGTCAAAGAA